GATGTAGAAATAAATACTATGGAAAGGTATTCTAAGTAGTATACTGATAAGCCCAAAAACAAAAAGGCAATCCCCCGAGAAAGAGATTACCTTTTTTAACCCAAATCATTTAAAGAGGAAACGATTATGGCTTCACCTAGTTTAACACAATCTCAATTAAAAGAACTTCTTTACTATGATCCTGACACAGGGGTGTTTACGCATATTTTATCTCGTCATGGGGTCACTATTGATGCTAAAGCGGGATATTTACATCAAAAAGGATACGTTAGGATTTCGGTTAATTGTATTAAATATGAAGCGCATAGATTGGCATGGCTTTATATGTATGGAGCTTGGCCTAAAGATCAGATAGACCATATCAACCAAATAAAATCTGATAACCGGATTACTAATTTAAGAGAATCTAATAGCTCTTTAAATCAACAAAATACAAATTTGCGAGCGGATAATACGTCAGGTTATAAAGGTGTCAGCTGGAGAAAGGGTGTTAATAAATGGGTAGTATGTATTTATTTAAACAATAAGAATATCCATTTAGGTTATTTTGACAATTTAGATGATGCCATTGCAGCCAGAAAACAAGCAGAAGAACAATTACATCCATATAGGGTAGCAGCATGAGCCAACAATTTATCGACTATTTAATATCCATCGCGCCTGAAGGGGAAACCTGTCTATTTGTTAAGCAAGTTCCTAAAGCCGATCTTTTCCATGCGGATGGAGCGCAAAAATGTACTTGGCCTGCCTACCTCCCCACTAAATTTAAACATTCAGGGGCAACATACTGCAATACGGCCAGTTTTATTATTAATCGTTTTAAAGATGGCAAACCAAGTGCTTCTGCAAGCAATTGTGAATTGGTGGCGTTCCTTGTGTTGGACGATGTCGGTACGAAATCAAAAATGCCTGATCTGATTCCAACATGGATCATGGAAACTTCACCAGGTAACTACCAATACGGTTATACTTTCGGTCTTGACGATCAACCAACTAAAGGGGATTTCAGTGCAGCTATTAAAGCGATTGCTGATGCAGGTTATACTGATGGGGGCGCTATTAATGCAGTTCGTAATTTTCGGCTTCCTGATAGTATCAATCTTAAGCCTGGTAGAGATAATTTTAAGTCCGTACTGGTTAAATTCAATCCTGAATTAGAGTTCACCTTACCTCAGATATGTGAAGCGTTAGGCGTTACACCTTGTGAAGCAGACACCGCAACAGTTAAACGTGTTGATTTGATTGATGATGGCAAAGATGACGTATTAACGTGGCTTGTTGAGCGTGGTGATGTCATCGAGGGCGCTAATGGTGAAGGCTGGGTTGGTGTGACTTGCATTAACGCAACAGCGCACTCTGATGGCAATCCAATGGCAAGGTATCATCCTGTTAATCGTGCTTTCATGTGTTTTCACGAGTCATGCCAACATCTTGACAGTAAAACTTACCTTGAATGGGTGCAGGCAGAAGGTGGCCCGAAACATTCGCATGGGATTCGTGAGGAATTGTTAGCCTCAGTTATGGTTGACACGTTAGCTAAACTCGAACCTACTGATATGTTTAGCCAAGATGCGGCTAGTGCTATCGCTGAAGTCGAACGTAAGGAGTTAGGACGATTGGAAAAGAAAGATTGGTTCAGCAGATTTGCTTACATTCAAGCCGATGAATCTTATTTTGATTTGGTTGCTAGACGTGAAGTCAGCCGATCTACTTTTAATGCCTTGTTCCGTCATCTTGAGTGCAAGTCCATTCATACTGGGCGTAAGATAGAAGCCTCAGTTTGCTATGACGAGAACAGACAAGCGATGGGCGCACATGCTTTAGTGGGGATCACTTACGCTGCTGGGGAAACCATGTTGACCGCTCTTGATGGTGACATGTACGGCAATCGTTGGCGTGATGCACGTCCTGATGTGACGGGTAAGGCTGGCAATGTCACCCGTTGGCTTGACCATTGCAAGAACTTAGTTCCTAATGAAGCTGAGTTGGAGCATATTTTCAACGTCATGGCTTACAAAGTCCAGAACCCTAAGATCAAGATCAATCACGCCATTCTGCATGGTGGCGATCAAGGAGCTGGTAAGGATACGATGTATGCGCCTTTCATTTGGGCAGTGTGTGGCCCTCACTTTAAGAACCGAGGGTACATTGATAACGATTCGATGAACAGTCAGTTTGGTTACGCATTAGAGTGTGAAATCTTAGTCCTTAACGAGTTAAAAGAAACCGATGCACGAGAAAGACGAGCGTTGGCTAACAAATTGAAACCTATCATTGCTGCACCTCCAGAAACGCTGTCTATCAACCGTAAAGGATTGCACCCTTACGATATGGTGAACCGTTTGTTTGTGTTGGCTTATTCAAACGATCCTGTTCCTATTCAATTGGAGTCACAAGACAGACGATGGTTCTGCGTTTGGTCACATGCGCCTCGTATGGATTACGCAGAAGCGCAATCAATGTGGGAGTGGTTTAAGACCGGAGGAGGTTATGAAGCCATAGCGTCATGGTTGTACGCTCGTGACGTTAGCACGTTCAATCCAGCAGCTGCACCGATGATGACTGAGTTCAAAATAAACCTAGTTGAGCAAGGCATGTCGAGCGCTGAGTCTTATCTTGTTGAGCTGATGCGTAACCGTGTCGGTGAGTTTGCAGCAGGTGTGATAGCATCGCCATTCCATGCGCTTTGTGATCGGTTAGTTAATACTGCACCAGGTAACATCAAGGTTCCTCAAGCAGCGCTTCTTCATGCTCTTAAAGAAGCTGGCTGGAAAGATATGGGTCGCCTTAAGTCGCGTGAATTCCCTAGCGTGAAACATATTTACATGGCTCCTGATGATGAAGCCATTAACGCGCTGAGTAAGACAGAACTTAGGAAAAAAGTTGAGCCAGAACTAAACAGAAAATTGTCACTTGTGAATTGAAAAACCAAAATTTCTAAATTTCAAATCAAATCGGATTAAATTGGGTTTTGCTCAGAAATAGTTGGGCAAAACTTTTTTTGCTGGTGGGCAAATTTAGCAATTACCCTACAACCTAGTAGGAAATAAGGTAATTAATAACCTACTAAAATACTAGGTTATATAAATCATTGATTATTATAGATTTTAATAGATGGTTAATCTTTTGGATAATTAAGTTTGATTATAGACTTCTAGTTGATGGTTGGTAATGTGGTGTATTGTCACGTTAAAATTACATAGTTTTAAACTATCAAATAACGTTATAGTTGAATGATTTTATAGTAAGTAATAGTAGGATAGGGATAAAATAAAAAGACTGCTTAAAATGGATATTTTGGGATATTTTGGGCAAAAAAAAGCCATCTGTTAAGATGGCTTGTAATGGTATAGGGTTAAAGGGTTATAACTTAAAATGTTTGATCAACAAATCTTGAATTAATCTAGATTTATTTCGCTCTTCTTTTAATTTATCAATCAAAATGATAGGTAATGAAATCATAATACCTTTATTCTTTAATTCTTTAGACATGGGAGGTCTACCAGCTTTTAATTTATACATTAGAAATTATCCTCTTTAGATAGAAAATCAGACATGATTTTAAAATAGTTTTCTAAGTCCTTTTCTATATCATATTGGACAAAATAATTTAGTTCATTGTAATAATCATTATCAATGGCAATTTCAAATTGCACATATATTTTAAAGTTATCATCTTCTGGAAATAGCAAGGTTGAATCCTCCCAATTCAACCAAGCTGGAGTGCAATAGATGTCATCATTATTCAAGGTTGAATAATAAATTGCTCCATTGTGCGTGTCTTGATAATAGTTTTCATGTTTAGCGATATTTACCAGTAAATGGTGTAAATAGTCTTCTTTTTGGACTTCTTTTATATAAGGCTCAATCTTATAATTTCTAATGTTTGTATCCATTCCAGCTTGCATTTCCATGTCCATGATAGATTGATTTAAACTTTTTTGTGCCTCTTCTAAAGTATTAAAAGGTTTTTCCCATGGAAATGCTATTTCCCATTTCTCTTCATATCTATTGTAGTTTTTGATTATATATTTCATTTCCATTCCCCAAGCAAATCATCGACAGCTTTTAATTTTCGATCAATTTCTCTTAAGTCTTCTTCAATATCATCTTTGTGCTTAATTAAAACTTGCACAATTTCAGCACAAACCTCTTCACGCCTTGAAAATATTAGACTGTTGTTTATACATATATCAGAATCTTTAGATTTTAATAAATAATCAAGGGCTGATAGTGTAGCCAATAGGTCTTTTTTATTTGATAATAGTTTTTCTAGATACATGTTAATACCCCTTATTTCATTACAGATTGTTTAAAAGTGAAGTAGTAGCCGTTGTCGTCACTACCGTAGCCCATGTTATCTATCTCAACTTGCAAGTCATGCTTAGCAACAAGGGCTTTAACTGCTTGAAAATGACATACTTCATAACTGAATTCATGAGGATATGGAATAGTTACGCTAAATATACCCATAGAAGCCTTAATGCGTGAACCTCTATTATTAGTTGGGCTAATATATTTTGTTTTAATTACGTTCATGATAATTTTCTCTTTTAGTTATAGGGTTAAGATAAAGCAACTAGAAGCATACAGACTAAACGTATGCCAGTTATAAAAGCTAAACAACTAAGTCCAGCCAAAATATAGATTTTGTAGTTAATGTCGAATAGGTTCATTTTTATAATCTCTATGGTTAATGGTTAAAATCAAACTACAGAATAAAACTATTTAGTTTTATTGTCAAGTAATCTTTTACAGTATTTTGTGCATAATGTGTACATAGTTGTGTATAAGATTTTCAAGCAATTTTGTACACGGCATTCCCTTTAATGACGGGGCTTTAAGAGCTATGTGTATATTGTGCATATATTATTTATTATAAGGATTATCAAATATAATAATAATAACCATAATAATATTACGGGAAAAATACTGGGAAATTCTACAGGGTTTCTCACAAATGACTATGCACATTGTACACAATCGCCACAGCCCTTGATGTATATGGGTTTGTTGTGTACAAAAGGGGTCAAAATCTTATACACAACACTATACACAAAGTTGTACACAAAAACTGGAGCGTCAAAAAGCTAAATATTGTGGGCAATGTGTACAACTATAAAAACAGTTATGCACAATGTACACAAATCAAAAACATGACATAAAACGTGACATTTTACAAAGCACCAATGCAAAATGTTAATGGTAACAATAACTTACAAGCCAATTCAAGTCCTGCCTCCGTTCCTGAATAGATGCCAGACTTAATACTCAAACCGTAAACTGTATGTAAATCAATAGGTTAGCTTGTAATGGTATGTTATAACGTAACTTGCTTGGTCGATGGGGGGTGATAGGGGGATTTTGAACCGTCCGTTGTCCATGTACACCCCCCGCAGTAAATTTTTTTTATTTTTTTAGCTGACCGTCACGCAGTAAATTTTTTTTTATTTTTTAAAACTGCCCCCAAACTAAATTTTTTTTTAGAATGAAAACTGAACCGCAGTAAATTTTTTTTAAAATTGAAAAGCTAACCACCTAAAAATTTTTTTAAAAAAATCTAACGCAGATGTAAAAAATTTTGCTACTATAAGTAAACCAATAGGAGGAATGATGATATCAATCCCATTTACGCCAAGAGAAGTGCAAGCCACCGAATGGCGCTTACAACAAATATATGACGCTGCTGCTTTAGGGTTGAAAGGTGACAAGCTTGCCTTAGCCGCAGGAATGTTACCTTCCGAATATAGACAGTTATGCCAACTCGATCCTGTTGCAGAAATGGCAGCATTAAAAGGTGCAGCGGATGGAGAAATGGAAGCCGCAACGCAGTTAAGAGAAGCTGCCAGAAACGGTGATTCAAAAGCAGCGTTGTCAATCCTGCAACACGTTCATGGATGGACTGCCAAGCAAGAAATATCCATGTCAATTGAAACTATTAATATACAATCTGCCTTAGATGAAGCGCGTAGTCGAGTCATCGAGGGAACGTCATCTCCTATTCAAATTCAAATAGAGGAACAAACTCACAATGGCTCAACAACCAATATATCGTCCAGACGAAGAACAGACGTTGATGGTGGAGTTATGGTCGCCCAAGATAGCGGATGATCCTGAAGCGTTTGTGTTGTTCGTGTTTCCTTGGGGGAAGAAGAACACACCATTAGAACACTTTCACGGGCCAAGAAAATGGCAACGGGAAGTGCTGAGGGATATTGCCGACCATATTAAGGAGAATAAAGGCCAAGTAGATATGAACACCCTGCGGTCAGCAGTATCATCAGGACGTGGTATTGGTAAGTCCGCATTGGTGTCGTGGCTAATATTGTGGATGTTGACAACACGAGTAGGCTCAACGGTGATCGTGTCGGCTAACTCGGAAAGCCAATTAAAGTCCGTCACTTGGGGTGAACTGTCACGATGGTACGCCATGTCGATCAACACGCATTGGTTTGAACTGTCTGCTACTAAGATAACCCCAGCTACATGGCTGACTAACTTAGTGGAAATGCAACTGAAGAAAGGTACTCGATATTGGGGCGCTGAAGGTAAGTTGTGGAGCGCTGAGAACCCTGACAGTTATGCAGGGGTTCACAACCATGACGGAATGATGTTAATCTTTGATGAAGCGTCAGGTATTCCTAATGAGATATGGTCGGTAGGAGCTGGTTTCTTTACTGAGAATATTCTTGATCGGTATTGGTTTGCTTTCAGCAACCCTAGACGAAATGAAGGGTATTTCTTCGAGTGCTTTCACGGCAAACGAGCGTTCTGGAAAAGCCGTATGGTGGACGCGAGAACGGTTGAGGATACGGATAAACAGGTTTATGAACAGATTATTGCTGAGTATGGTGAAGATTCTTCCCAAGCACGGGTTGAGGTGTACGGTGAATTTCCCACCGCAGGCGAAGATCAGTTCATATCGCCCGACCTCATTGAAGATGCGTTTCAACGTCCATTATATAAGGATACAACTGCACCTATTGTTATTGGTGTCGATCCTGCACGAGGTGGGGCTGACTCAACGGTGATTATTGTCAGGCAGGGGCGTGACTTATTAGCGATTAAACGGTACTCCGGTGAGGATACCATGACGATTGTTGGACGGGTGATTGATGCGATTGAACAATACCGCCCTGCCTTGACGGTGATTGATGAAGGTGGTTTGGGGTATGGTATTCTTGATCGTTTAGTTGAGCAACGCTATAAGGTAAGAGGCGTGAATTTTGGTTGGAAGGCGACTAATGCTATTATGTGGGGTAACAAACGCGCAGAGATGTGGGGCGCAATGAGGGATTGGTTAAAAACTGCCAGTATTAAGGAGGATAGGCAATTGAAATCTGATTTAATAGGGCCTATGA